GTCTAATATAGAAGGTTGCTCTATGTCAGCACTGCCGTCTATCATGCGTTGCCTTAGCTCAGCTCTGAGGTTCTCTATCTGATCCAGTTGAGTGCTGCCAGAGATAGCAATGGTAGGATCTGCCACCCAGTAGTTGAGACCAACATACTTTGATGCCAGAGACGCGACGAGTGAGTTGTCTATGACATTGTCCATGTTCTTATTGAAGTCGGGATCCTGCTCCAAGTAGGCCTTAACACGATATGCGGTGGTTGTACCCCTGTACAACAGATATGCATTGACAAGCGGGTCGATAAGCGTCTCTGTGATAAGATTGGACATGTCACTGACAAATGACTCATTAGCCATTGCCCTGACGTCGCCCAGCGGCTTGGTTATCTTCGTCTCTTTAATGCGCTGAACAATCCGATTGGCTATCATCTTGTTGATGACGTCTGATTTTATGTTGAGGAATGGCGTGGCCCTGAAGTACGCAATGATATGCCTGAGCTTGTCATTCACATCCTGGGCATCAGGGAACACAGTACTCATACGAATATGTATGCGTGATCTTCCGGTATTGATAACCCGGGGGTTATTACTACGCATCCCAGGAATCATAGTAGTCCGCTTGTGATCAACCACAGATATACTGTCCGGATCTACGGTAAGTCTAACAGGGCCTATCTTGATGTTCGTCAAACCCGCCATCAGAATCTCCCGCCTGTAGCAGCGTTATATTGCAGTTTAAACTGAGCATCGTTCATGCTCCTGTCATCTATGTTGAAGTCACCCTCAGACAGCATACTATTCTTGAGGTCCATAATTGCAACGGCCGGATCAGCAAATAACCCAGAGGCCATGAACCTGTCAGACATACCGTAGGATGGTTCCACGTATGTAGTATCCCCAGTATCCACAGGCCTGACAGCATGCTGCGGCCTGCCCATCGGCGACGCAGGAGGAGCTGCTGGTCCGCCGCCAGGGGCATCCAGCACAGGGGCGCCACCAAACATACGGGACGTCATAACCAGAGTACCTATCGCTGCAGCACCACCTGCAAGCCACTTTGCCTTAGGGCTCTTCGTAAGAAAATCATCAGCCCTGTTAAGGACCCTATCCAACAGGCCGGGAGCGGACTTCTCTCCTCCAAGATCCATCATCTCCTGCACAGTTCTGCCGAGCTCATCACTAGCAAGCTTGTCCGTGTGCTCTGCGAATGCGCGTGCAGCAGGCACGTAGGCTTCTTTAAAAGCATCAGAGAAGTCTATGAGACCTGATAGCTGCAACGTCCGCTGGATGTAATCGTTAGCAGCAATTGCATCATTGAGATTCAGCTTGTGTAACCGGGCAAATATCTCCGGCACCTTCTCCACCATCTGCTGTACGGTGTATCGACCCAGGCGAGCGCCATCATCACCAGAAGTAAAACCGCTCTTCTTGATGGTGAATATCTCATTGAATATCTCTTCTATCTGCCCGATGTCGCTGGTCTTCCTGTCCCGGATGTGTGTCGTGACATCCATAATAATATCAGTGGCTTCGTTCAAGAATTCTTCCCGTGCTTCGCCTACCCCTATAGTTCCATAGATTCTCTTAAGTGCCTGCTCGCTGTATGCAGTCTTATCGACCAGATCCTGCACGACTCTGGCTCTCATATCTCCGCTGAGAACATCAGTGGGTTCATATATGTCTTCCGGTTTGATGCGGAATCCCTGGCGCAGGATCTCCTTAATCTGCTCACGGTCTCTGGCTTGTGGCAATACTCTTGCGGATTTATAATCCCCCGTTCCCCAAACGAGACTAACAAGTTCTTCCATGCCGCTACCCAGACCACCTTTGGTACGGGCTTTTAGTGCAGCCTGCGGAGCCTGGTGTGTTGATTGCATTATGATATCAAGAAGCTCACGGCGTGACCCCCTAGGACCAGCCTCAACCATCATGCCAACAAGATAGTCCTGAATGGGATGCATCTTATTAGTCATGGTGCCAAGACGAGTATGGGGTAGCAGCTTATTAGACAGGTTCAACATCTCTGCATCTGAGACAGTCTGACCATACTTCCGCATCTTGGCCTTGAATTCTACAGAATCAAGCGTACCCTTCCGATCAAGCTCGTTGACAGCATCCATCGCCAGATTCTTGGCGTTCTCGTCGCTAAGCTTATGGAACAACTCCTGGCCCTTGACCTCTCTGACAACACGCTCAGATAATTCACGCTCACGCTCTGCTTGGTATGCTAAAACAATAGAATCCCGCCTGAACGCGTTCCTGATCCCGGACATGGCATTCTGAGAGAACTTCCGGGCCTCTGTTGGATCCCAACCAGCCTTCACCAGGTTGCGTGCTACATCTGGCTCTCCACCCATAAAGAATATCGACATCATATCTGCGTCGAAGTCACGGGCACTGGCTACTGACAAGCCGTACGACACGCGCATTCGGTCGCCGGTGAGATTCTTATCCAGCTTGACTTTAACCCATCGCATTTCTGATGGTGACAATGTAGGATCAGCCCTGGTGATAGCATAAAGATCTTCGCCCTTCTTCAGTCTCTGTGTGGCGTCCCACTTCTTAGCTACGTCACGGCTGATATGAACCGTCGCTGCCTCATCCATGGCATCAACCCACTTCTGGGTGTTCCTTGGTGCTCCAAACCCAGCACGAATCTTCTCCATTGATGCCTGTGTGGGTGTCATTATGTTGAGGTAGCCAGCTTTGTTCCAATTGAGACCCATGGCTCCACCAGATACGCCAGTCCTGCCACTATGCAGCTGGGCAGCCACCTCTTCCATATAGTTACCGAAAGACTGTCTCAGGCGCTCTGTATCGGAGGCGTCATCCACCACCATCCCAAGACCCTCGTACATGTCCAGAATAGTAGAACGCATGCGGTTCATATCCATCATTTCTGGTGCCGGCCCCTTGGTATACATACGTCCGGCTAGCTCAAGAGCTGGGAGGATGACAGCCTGTCCAGCAGCATTAACACGTACGGGCATGTCGCCCATCTTGGTTATGTTCTTGGCTGCGATATCAATGAGGGTAGAATCTGGCAGTCCTTTGACAGCCAGGTTCTTGTTCAGCAATGATGCGGGGTCTTCCAGTCCTGACCTCAGGAAGTCTTCTCTGTATTTGCCGAGTATGTCATCGATGCGCATCTTGGATGGCTGCTCTTCACCGGCCTTAAGAATCTCGAGCTTTATATCCTGCATGGCACTGCTGATGAGTCCCAATCTTTTGGCGTCATCGGCGTTGCGCAGATCAAACATAGACTGTGACATATCCGTCGTGGAGAACAGGAGGTCACGAGTACGCCCCTGTGCTATGGCCTCTGGGTCAAGACCCCAGAATGGCGCCATTGTCTGTGTTGTTTGTTGGAACAGTCTCCTGTTGCTGGAGTTCCGTTGCATCTCCATAAGGTACTGGTACCACATCTCATCCTGTGGACCATGTGCCTTGGCGGCAAGCATCTTAAAATCAATAGCCCCAAACCTGGTAGGACGTGCAGCCAGATTATTGATGCGCTGGGTTTCGTATGCCTCGCGCAGGTGCTCAACGTTACCCCATGCTGATATGGGTGCCATGCCACCAACCCGGGCGCCGGTCTCGCCCATCTCCTCAAGAGTCTTGGTGAGCCTGCTCTGGTATTCCATCATACTACTATGGAGACCCTCGAGCTCGGTACCCGCTGCCTTCGCCTGCTGGTCTTCATAGATGCGCTTATAATTTATATCCAACCATTGGGAGGCAAGTTGACGTGCACGCGGGTCCTTGTGTTCGCCGGCTATCTTCTCCATAGAAGAGAGAAACTTCTGATGATGTGTCTCGTAAGTCCGTTTAGCCAGAAATGCATCGCCTGTGGCCTTGGCCATCTCTTCTACAGATGAGGGCCTTCCGTACGCCTGCATGGTAAGCTTATAACCGGTAGCCCTACGCGTAACAGGCCCCTCTGGAGTATTAACAGTATACTCCTCTGTCGTTTCTTTGAGTGCATCGGTTAACAGGGTCTTAAATCGCTGGGTTTTGTTGCTGTCTATGCTATATTTATCTCCCTGGAATTCATTCACCATGTTCTCTACGGCTTTGTTCCAGCGCTTGGCCGCATCGACTTCCTTACCGTATATATTCACATTCTTATCGAACACTTCGCCAGACAGCCCTGCTATATAGTCGCGCATACCAGGTTGCAGGGCAATATCCGCTTCCTCTGCAGCCCGCTGGACTGTACCCTGTATTCCGCGTATGATATCATGTTTCTTTATGTTGCTGGCCCACATAACACCAAGGATGCCTTCGCCGGCTTTCTTGGCGTCCTTGAAGCGCGCGAATTCCATGCTCTCGGCGTGTATGTTATTGATCCTGAGGGCTCTATTGGCATCTACGATGGAAGATCTGACCTCGCCGCTTACAGTAACTGGTGCACCAGGGATGGCAGTCCTGTTCATACTGTTTGGGTCAATCCATATGTTGCCTTTATGTTTTGGCATCAGACCTTCTTTGCCGTTGATCCACACAGACAAACCTGCCTTATCCAGGTCTCTGGATGTTATGAGGCTCAGCTCACCCTTCCTGCCGCGCTTGCCAAGCTTACGAAGTACCTCTTCTGGGTTCCCACCACTCCGTGATTGGATGATGAACTCTTTATCGCTGGCAGTTTGGACACGACCAACAATCTTGTTGAGCGTGATGGGGCCGCTACCAAATGCAGAATCCCCGGCGAGACCAAGTCCCTCATGTATCTTTATAGGTTTACCTCCCTTGCCAATCTGTTCCACCTTGGTTGCGAGAAGCACTTGTCCAGTGATTGATGATATGGCAGATTCAGGGGCGGTAGCAAGACCTATACGAGCGCCATGCTCCATAAGCTCACCATAGCCCATCATGCGGTTCAGGATATAATTACCCTTAAGATCTTTAGCTGCCTTTCTACCAGGCATGGTTAGCAACGCGGTTCTAAACGGTTCATGCAACTCACGAGCGATGGCATCTGCCTTGGACAATCCCCCGGCCCCAGCAAATGCGATGGCCTGCCTACCATAGAAGGGGTTTATCAACAGTTTGGTGATAGCCTTGCCCTTAGTACCAGCAGCAAGGAGACCCATCATATGTCCCCGCTGCAGCTGATTTGCTTTGGGTCCAAAGATCAACTTGCGTACTTCTGGGTCGAAGTTCTCAGATCCAAAGAAGCCATAGAGCTTATTGACTACATCCTTAGGATCATCATAGGGCATGATACCAGCCATTTTCTGTACGTCAGGCATGGCGGCGATGGATGTTCCTCTGAATATCTCTGTCTGTGACATTGCTGAGCCAGTTCGGCGCTTGATGGCCGTGAATTCCGATTCCATCCCTGGCGTGGACAACCCGTGGGCATAGATGGCAGTCTGCCTGACTGGCTCTACCGACTTCTTTATGAGCTCCACGATCTCACGCTCTGACCTGCGGGTACCAGACAAGTTGACATTGGATAGCACGTTGGCCATCACCTCATGCATGGTACCAGCCCCAACAATACCCGGCTGTCTCAGACCCTTATGCATGATCAACTGAGGAGACCTGTATGAGGTCTTGCCAAAGGTGATCTCTGTACCCAGGGATGCTCCCAAGGAAACGAACTGTCTGCCCACCTGGAATCCCAGTTCTGGTGCACCTCCCTTGATGCCCCGGGCCCTGAATTGAACGCCAACCTCTGGTGCAAATGTACGCAGCTTCTCTGCCACACTCTGGAACTGCCGAGCGGCTGCCACCTCGCGCTTAACAAACTGCTGGATGGGTTGCTCACCAAATCCAGGAAGTAGTACCCTACCAATAGCCTCCGCTGCCGGATCTGTCCCAAGTGCCGTCTTCATTCCCTTAAAGTATTCGTTGTGACTAGCACGTATTCCGGTTATAATACCAGACATCTCTGTTATGGGGTCGCCGAACTTGGCCTTCTTTGGCAGCATGGCTTGCAGCACACCCTTCTGTCTCTGGAAGTAATCAAAATCAGACTGGGCGCTGAATACACGCGTACGCATCTCTTCGCCCAGGTTCTCTATCGGCTGTGGGGATATGCTTGATTTGGGGTTTATACCTCGTGATACGCCACCAGCAGCGGTGTACTCATACCTACCCAGAGGAGGTCTACTAGGGCTCATCCTGTCCTGTATGGCCTTCGTGTTGGATACGTCCTCCAGCCCCTGGGTGAATGACTTCATACTCCCAAGTTTCTTATATCCGAAGTAGCCGGCAGCACCGACACCAAGCACGTAAGGGAAGAGAGAGGCGCTGCCCTGGTCGGCCGCCTGTCTTTCTAATTGTCGTCTATCTTCCTGTTCTGTTGCCATTGGTATCAGAACCTCGCATTAGACCTGGCATTAAGGGCTACAATATCACCCATCCGATCCCGCTGAATCTCTACGTTGCTGTAATCACGAGGAATACGGGATGGTTCGCGTATCATTGAGACCAAAGTATTGTCAAAACCATATTTTACCATATAATCCTCTAACTTCAAGGACTTAATAGCCGCTGCTCCTGAGTTGTATCTGAATGGAAGAGGCCTGATGTATGGCTTTGTGCGTTCTACGTCTCGTTCATCAACGCCCCAAAACCCAAAATTATGAATGTCTGCACCCAGGTTTTGTATGGTCTTGAGCTTGACATCCCTGAGATCTATGTCTGGGTGCCAGCCTTCCCAGTTGTCATCCGGAACGCCACCAAAGGAATTAACAAAATCCCTGGCTTCGCTGACGGCAATCAGATCCTGGCTCTTGGCATACTTGCGGATCTGTTCCTGCTTGTTGCCGCCCTCTTCCCACAGCCTGGTCAAGATCGGCCGCATATACTGGGGTACAGTGTCCAAGATCTCGCCGTATTTGCGTGGATCAGCTTCCGTGAATGCCTGGAGATATGCTCTATCTCGTTTGGGGAGAGAGCTATACGCCGATTTGTAGAATGTAGCTGCGTCCTGGTTGTAGTCCAGACCTGTTACGGTCCGCTTCTTCAGCATAGCCATCCGGGAAGCCAGCCGCATGTCGCCCTGCCTGGTTGCCATCTCTTCCACGCGGTTGAGCTTCAGGAACCGCAGCTTATCAAAGTACTCCTCGAGATTACGACGTCTCAGCTCTTTCTCAGGTGTGTCTACGCCTGCCGCTCCCCACACTCCGCCAGCTATGGCACCTGCTGCAGCAACGGTACCGGCTATGGGACTACCTGTGGCCCCCACGAGAGCCCCGAATGTGGCGCCGCCCAGGGCACCTGAGACCATCCCACGGCTTGCCTGGGCTCGCATGAACGGCATAGCCATACTGCTTATAGGATGCCGCCAGTCATGGAAATCATTGTCGTATACTACTTTCTCTTCGTAATCACGCAGGGGATCTACATCCTTTGACATCAGCTTCGTGCCTATCCATGGTATCCTGATGTCGACCAGGTCTTTGGTCCAGTTCAGGGGACGGTCTGTAACATCGGTCAGGTTCCGGTCACCTGCAACCATGTCATCGAATCGTGGTCCAGAGCGACCCATTATCCTGGCATTGATACGCTTATATTGTTCGAGCCATGTACCATCCAGCTGACCGCTGTCTGCCATTTCGTCTACAACATTCTTGTAGTATTTGAATGCGTTACTGTAGGGCGCTACGTCAGCGAGAACACGCATCCTGTCATAGGCATCATACTGACCGGGTTTACCAGAATGAAGCTCGTGTAGGGCCTCGTATGCGGCTCCAGGAAGGCGTTTGGTAGCTTCAGGCAGCTTCGTGTACGGATCGCCATGGTGGAAGTCTATATAATCGGTATCTCCGAATTCAGACCGTTTGCCTGGTAGCCATGACGGGGCGGCGTTCGCCAGCGGATTGACGTAGTCTATCTGCTTCTGTCTGTGGGGCAGGAAACGCCTGAATAGCTCGGTGTAGCCCATGAGACCACCGATCTGCATATCATAGTAGTCCCTGGCACGGCTGTATATGTCGTCAGCCATCGCCCAGCGGGCACCCGTATCAGAGAAGTCCGGACTGCCGCTCACCTTCTCCTTCATGGTGGTCAGCAGGAACCCCTTCAGACCAGCATATTCAGTCATGTCGTAGATGGCGTGTCCAATATCATCTTGGACTCCCTCTATGCGCGGCACTACCTTCTGTGGTCTTATTTGCTGTAGGGCCAAGCGATCAGCGGCTCCCTTCATACCACTTTCGCCGGACCATTCTGGAGTCTGGGTCATCCAGTACGCCAGCTCGCGCTCGTGCATAACCTTCTTTGGCTTTATGATGGACCCGACAGTTGCATCAAGGGCATTGCCCCATATAGGGAACTCTTTGAACAGACCACCAGTTACCGGATATGGTCGGTCATAATAGTGCTTGCGCTCATAATAGTACGGATCAGCCAGAATGCCAACACCGAATAGGTTGTGGGGTGTTGGCAACATACTGCCATGGCTCCAGTATTCGCTCTTGCTTCCATACTGGCTTTCTGTGTATGCTGCATCAGACAAGATGCTGGCGACCATATGTGGTCTGTAGTAGGAAGCATCGCCTCCTTCATACGGATCGGTACCGAGCATCCAGCCGCGGCTTTTGCGGACAGCTACTTCCTGCCTGCCCTCATATATATCACGGAGCTCACCGGCGTCCATGGCCAGGTCATCATTGGCAGTCAACAGCGCCAATCCAGCTCCTACATAGAATCCATGTCGACCCATGCCGGGATGCATTCTCTTCCCAAGGGCTGCACCCGCTATCGGGAGACCGAGAGCTCGCACCATATTGGAGAATGGAGAATCGAGATCTATACCAGCAACTTCTTTTGCTATGCTGGTGGCATAGGATATGCCCATGAGATTCAGCGTGTTCTGACGGGCTATCTGTGCTTCTGCATAGCCTTTAACCAGCGTCTTGATGGGGCTGAAGCCGGTAGTCTCTTCGGTTATATAGTCGAGGTATTTGCTGCCTTCCCAGGCAACGAATCCGGCGGCGGGTAGTCCAACAGTGGATCTGAAGACGGTGCGGCCGAGCTTGTCTGGTTTGAGTCCAAACCCGAACATGGCTTCAGCTATGCGGAATGGTGTCTCCACAGTAGCATATGCCAGATTCTTGAGCATGTCATCAGTGCGATAAGCATAATACTGATTGAACTTCTGACCGAGGACATCGCCCATCTGTGCAGCAATCAGGTTCTCCTGAGCAGACACCTGATGCATACCAAATGGAGCGCGCGTCGTCTGCCACTGGGCGCCTTTCTGCAGACGTCTCAGTTCCTGTATTTGGGCGGTAGTGCGGATAGCCTGTTCGCCTGCGTCTTTAATACTTAAGTGTGCAACATCCCGGGTGTCACGACCCGTGGCTACTCGCACCTTATCAGCCCAGGACATGCCGTCCCAGACCTCATCCATAGACTTGCCAGGAACCATGGATATCGGCTTGATATTGGAATCCCAATGGCGACGGTACCAGTTCATAAGCTGCTTCGGCACAGCCTGGTGCTCAGAGTATTGTGGTCCTACACCGACAATCCCCTGGAATATATCGTTCTCAGCGAACCTGTATATCTTCTCCTGTAGCGGCGAGAGCTCGAGGCCGGCTTCCTTCATCTCCTGGACAGTGCGGGTCTGATACAGACCGCGTCTGGCAGCATGTGCCCTGGAGATAGCATTGCCTATGGGACCCACTTCCATGTTGTGCAGTTTTGTATACTTACCGAGTTTGTCTATAGCAAATACATCAGAACCGATCTTAAATGCGGAGTCTAGTGTATCCGCTTTAATCCCGGGAATCCCCTTAGTTGATATCTGTGCAATATCAGGGGTATGCTTCATGAAGTGACTGAGGGGTAACAAGGTATCGGTCAGGAACCCGCCAGTAAATGCTTGCACAGCATTGATAAACTTCTCCGGCCACCTGCTGGGCATGAATGATGTGGCGTCGACTATTCTGTCGCCGGTGGTGAATATACCCTGGTCTACTGCCCAGCCCTTGTCTATGAGTCCGAGATCGACTGATCGTTTGAGCCGCTCAGCGTCCATGGGGTCTATAGAGAAACCCTTGAGGTTATACGGGTCACCTGGTGTTCTGCTCCTAACGGTCTTATACACGTCTTCCACAGATAGGCTGCGGGCCCCACTCTTCAGTCCCTGTATCTTGCCGTACATTGGCTCGAGACCACCACGGAGTGTCTTGATGTCTATCCCACGTTCCCATCCTGCCAATAGACCTTCCAGGGATTCAAATAGACGTGGATTCAGGGCCTTGGTGGCGGCCGGTCTTGCTGCAGCATCAACAGCCTCAGGGCTCATACCCCGGCCGATGGCATGCTTAACCCTCTCACGGGCAAGTATGTCCATATTGCCTGCCGCTATTCGCGCGGAGGACCAGACGTCTGCTACTTTGAATCCTATGTGGGGATGTCGGGCGAGAGTATATGCGCTTGCCGCAACGGCCATGGCGCCGGCACCATAATGGAGCCAGCTCAGCCCTTCGGCTTCTGGAGGTACTTGTTCAGCAGGTGGTGGTGTAACGTAGCTTTCAACCATATCATGTTAACGATCGGTTCCCAATACCCATTCGGCGCATTGCCTTCAAATCTTCTTTAATCATAGTCTGTGTAGATATCTTGCTGGCAGCGCTCTTTTGATCCTGACGTTTGATCTCGAACTTGTCTCCTGCGATCGCCTCTGCCCTGGCCAGCAAACCCATAATCTGTATCATGTTGCCAGAATATATTTGATCATCAGACATGCCCGGGAAGGCACGCTTGATGAATGTCGCCATCTGCGTAATGAGATTGGACTCCAGCTCCTTCCGACCATAATCCTGCACGGTTAGTATGTCGTGTTCAGAATCCCACCCGGAATTCTGAATTGCCAGCTCTACGAGAGAGTAAGGCAGCCCCGCCAATACGGCCGGGTCGGTATCCAGGTTATCCGGATAGAGGATGCAGTCTCCAAATATCTCTTCGATATCCAGACTGCTGAATGCCTGTTTATCCTCCACCGGCAAACCCAACGTCGGATCGAACCACTTCCTGAGCAGGCAAAGGAGCTGGTACTCCTTTGCCGTCAGGCAGCGTATAAGGTAATGTTTACCTTCATGCTTAACATGGAATATGTCCTCATACTTCGCATGATACTTAACAACATACGGCACCAGTTCGAGAGGCAGAGAATCAAAGTCGCCTTCGTCATCGCTGAGGTATCTTCCATGTATCCGAGGGCCTGGCAGTGGCGGATTAACCGGAGCTAAATAAGCTTCGGTGAGTTCGCCCATTGTTCACCTTACAGTTTTGTTGGTGTTGCCAGACTGCCGAAAGCACTGGCCCTCATAATATATTCTGCCATGCTGCTAGCCAGACCAGCAAGGCCCAGCCGCAGATTCTGCACACTGACCTTCGGGAAGAGCGTACACAGCTCGGTGATCTTCTCTTCCTGGATCTCACGAGTTGCATTCTCAATGTTCATAATGCCTTTGTATTCCGGCTTGGACATTGCTCTGTAGAAATAGAAGGTGTCACATATATCTACAAAATAGACGGCACCAAATTGCTTCTTCCAGTCCCAAATCTGTTTGAGCGTCAAACCAGCGGGTAGATACGGGGCGAGTGCCACGATCTCAGGTGGACACCCATCGGGTATCACGGCCTCTACATTGGGCTCATTGCTTTGCTGTTCTTGTGGCGGAGGAGGCTGTGGAGCCACTGTGGGTTCTGCTGCTGGTGCTGCACCGGGACCGAACCCCTTCGGCAGACCCGTGTCCGGATCTTCTTGAAGCGGCTGCTGGTTATCCGGCACGGGAGGTGCTGCTGCCGGTGTGGGGGCAGTATTTTCTGCCATGATGCTTCTCCTTAATACAATGTTCATATTAACCGGGACCGTCCCGGGTTAGTCCAAGCGTCGCCCTATGAAGGGATAGGATATTTTGTTGGTATCCCGGGCGTCAATAGATGACTGAGAATGAGCGCCATCAAAATGTATACTACGAATAATATCCTTGTGGTCGGCATATCCTTTGCCGGTATAGGTATTAGGCTCCCCAAAATGTATCTCGAGATCCACGCTGCCAAGGCGGTTGAACATCTCGACGGAGTCAGGGGACTTCATCTGCTGGCCTATCGTAGACTCCTTACGGTTGCGCCAGTAGGTGTTCTTCAGCTTCTCGGCAAAGTTACCACCACCTGTTTCTTCAACAAGCTTACGCAGAGTTTGGTTGGCTGCGTTATTGATATCCGGATTGTCAAGCTGAGGTTTAAGGACATCAAGAAGATTATTGATGCTCTTCTTGTACTTCTGCATACTATCCAGTGAGCGCTCTTCTATGCTGACGCCCTGCTGTACACCTGTGGCAGCGTGTCTGACCCTCACGTACATGGCAGCAAGCTGGTCAAGCGTTGCATTCGGATTCTGAACCAATGCTTCTGCCTCGTCATACAATGGCTGGACCGCGTCTACGGGAAATCTGTTGCCGAGTGGCCTCTCTTTCTGTGCCTTGTCATTGCTACTGACCAGGTCTTCGTTCAACAGTGCATAGCTCAGTTCGTTCTTGAATTCTCTGTTAAGAACCAGCAGACCATTAACTATTGTTCTGCCTATGGCGACTGTCTGGAACTCATGGTCCCTGAACCCGTAAAGTGGGTGTTTGGTATTCTGTTGCCGATAGGTGATGGAATAGGCATTGTCCACCAGAACAGGCGGACGCCCTCTGATGCTCATCCATAACAAACAATCTGTGCCACAAAAGTATTGAGCCATTACGCAATCCCGGTATCAAAAGCTGGTGATTCATAGGCACCAGGCTGACTGGCGCTCTCTATATTGAACTTAAGGTTCTCTTGTATCTCTACCTGCTGGTTCGTAAACTTAAGGAACCTCTCACGGGTAGAGTTCAACTCCTGCTGACGCTGGAGACTAACACGCTCACGAATTTGCTTGAGTACGCTGGTCATGTCCCGTGAAGCGAATGGTAGGATGTCCTCTGCAACATACTGATACATCGTTTCTGTATAGATGTCGTTCACGCTCAATGTGTTGGACGTGCTGACGAGATTGATCCCACGGATAACCATCGATCCGGAATGCAGGAACTGATCCTGCGTATTCAGATCATCAGCAACCTCAGACATAGCTGTCAGCACGAGCCAGAATGGCGGGATCCTGTCCAGATAGAAGGGATTCTCACCCTGGTCCGCGTGCTTACGGAAAGCCTCTATAGTTGGCAGGAAGGACGAGAATGCATCCTGTTCCGCCAGAACCATGACCAGAGAGCCTGCTACTGTTCTGGTACCACGAGCATAACCAACGGCAGAAGAGGTGCCGAGCTTCCTACCCGGGATCATATCCCTGAATGTGGAGATAGTAATTGTCTGCAACGAATTGACGCTGTATACACCAGCCTCACCAAATATGGGGAACCATATGGCTGCCTGTATATCGGCACCACTGAAGGACACGAACCCGTGTTTGCGATCGAATAGCTGAGATAGACGCTGGTCATTCAGAACTGCCTGGAAGTGTTTTGTTACACCTGGGCGTTCATATTCGACATTGAGATCGTAGGGGTCTATAGGCTCGAATTCATAGGCCTCTGCAGCCTCTGCGTTAAGTCCTCCGGCAGGCAGTCTAACGCGCGTAGCGATGTCCGCATTAAGGGCGTGATGTGCCGCTCTCCCCATATAGTGGCGACTTAGAGCTGTCCAGTCTCGTATGTTGGCCATGTTAATAGTCCATGTTCATGGTATAAAACCTGCCTGCGGCCCGAAGACCGCAGGACAGGTTGGTTGACATCACAGTCTTTGCAATTCAGATGGTGTCGCGCCCTGTGTTTCGCTGACAAGGCCAGTGGCGGGATCAACATACTTCTGACCAAACCACGGAACGATGCTGCGAGCCACGAAGGTACAACTCTGGTCCGTTGTGATATCGTCGATCGACATACCTGAACCTGCGTTCAGGACCTCGACCCCACGGATTTCCATACGAGCAAGGTGCCCGTATTCGTTAGCCGCGAGGATAACGATATCAAAAGGCGGAACCTGATCAGCATACCAGGCCTGACTCGGAACCTTGTCGTACTGACCAGATTCCAAGTTGTTGGCTGTATTCAGCTCTGCCGCAACAGTGCCGGTGTTGCTGAATACGAAACCATTGCCTGCAGCCAAACTGTTCGCCTGCTGGACTTCCCACTGATTTGCAATAAACTTGCCGGCTTCACGAAGACCCCACTGGAGCGCATCACGGTCAAAAACCAGAAAGATCAGGGATCCAGCAATACCACGCTTGCCACGGGAGAAGGACCGAGGGTCCGCAGAGCCCATAGTATAGAGGGGCGCTTTCTCACGGGTAACGCTGAAGCTGATACCCTGAAGTTCGCCGATTACCTTGCCCGCGAAGGTGCAGAGCATATCCACACCAGAGAAACTATTATAGCTTCTGGTATAGACGCTCGACTCCTGAGGTCTGTTTGCTGCTGCATCATATCCATTAGGCATGATGTGACCTCCTTAAAAATTATTCGGGAGCTAGGCTCACGACAGTATTGATTCTGACCAATTCAAACGCAGGTACCAATGTGAGCTTGACAGACGCTTCGCCCAGAATCTGCTGCGAAGTGGTAGCAGTGATAGAATACTGGTAACGCCGAAGCGCACCCTTCTCCTGCATTTTGCCAAGAGCTGCATCGATAGCCTGATCCAGTGCTGAGCGTTTCGTTGCGGTGTTCGGCTCGCCGAGGAACGGATCCGCGACTTGTCTTATCACCCGAACTGCTTCGTGAGTAATACGTACCGTCGTCAGGTTGACGAAATCGGACCGGGCGTACTGACTGATATTGTACGCACCTGTAATGCCACGCATGATCACAACGCCCTTGGGCTTGAGACCAGTTGTAACAAAACGAGCACCGATGATTCTGTCGACCTGGCTGAGAGACGCATTCCTCTGCTGAACCAGATTCGGAACCGGCTTGTTGGTGGGTGCACTGTGTGCTACCAGGCTGGTAATCATACCTGCGTACAATGCTGCACCGCCGCCGTTGTAGTAAGAAGTCGTCGGGGACAACAGCTGTCCTGACGAGTTGAAGTACCGCGCGTTGAACGCCGTGACGCTGATATATGCGCCTGCGTCGACCGGGTTGCCCCGGGCATCTGTGATAACAGAAGCTGCACCTTCAACTGCAGGTACGCCGTCTGTGGTTGCCCAGTACTTGTAATTCTCCGGTCGATAGTCACTATCCGCGTCGGTAACGCCGTCGAAGTCCGAGCAGAACTCGAAACTTTCCAGGGCTTGCGTCCAACGTTCGACCTGGGCAAGGGTCGGTGTTCCTTGATCCGTATCAACGGATGCGCCGTCTTCTTCTTCTGCAATCTGAAGAGCATTACGATGGTCAATCACACCAATGCAGGCACGATTGGTCGCTGTGCTCTCGTAGCAGAACATAGCCAGCTGATACGCGAAGTCACCGCTCGCAGCGGGCTTATCAATGTAAGCACCGACAGGAACAGCAACGTCGACATCCGTATTCTTCAGGGTGTCGTATGCGCTCTGCAGGGCAGCATAGCGTTCATCAAGACTGACAGCTTCATTAGAAGTGTCAGCGATCTTGACAAGTTCTATGGCCTTTGCACCACCAGCATATGCCTCTTCCAGGGCTTTGGTAAGCTCTGACGGGCGTCCGCTGGCTTCAGCTGAATACAGAAAACCGGTCTCTACATCCGGGACCAGAAAAGGCTCACCGATAGTCAGGTTTGTACCAGTCGTGACACCCAGAAGTGTTACCTTCGGGCCTGCGACAGGCTCAGACAACCTTAACCCACCATCGTTGATTGTGACGTCAACCCTTGGGATGTTATCTAACGCCATGTGAATCCCTCCATAGTTAGGGCACATAGTTTACCTAAAGGGTTGAATACGATAATATTCATATGTGTGGTATCTCGACAGAGAAATCATTGGACGGAGTAGGTATATCGTCTACACTCGTGACAATCTCCTCCTCATTTGCGCCAAGTTCACTAAGGCCAGCTACGAAAGTGGCGCGAATACGGTGTATGACACCCACGTCATAGGCCGTTACCTCCTGTGTCCTAACTCCATACCTCACAGAGCGTGCAATGATATCATTCCGCCAGCGTGTTACATGGATATCCTCAAGCTTACCAAGGAACACCACTTGAACAACACCATTCTCCATAAAGATAGGAGTGTACAGGTTCATGAAGTATCGGAACCAGCTCGCCAGCGCTTCCGAGTTCTCGTTGGACCTCGACCAGAGATCAAACTGAATCTCACTGTCGAAGTTCTGTACCCTGTACTCTACATTTCTGCCGTATGCATCTTCATATTGTGTTTCTAACCGCCTGGGGCGATACTCCTTTGGGCTACCAAACAAATCCCTTACGCCAGCAGGGTTTGTTCTGAGAACCCGGTAGGTTATTGTATCGACCCATGGCTCTGACTGCTTCTCTTCAAGTGTTTCTTCATCAAAGTAATAATGCACATCCTCGGCATTGGGGTAGCCGATATGGAAGTTTACGACATTGCCCGCAGCCTCATCCAGTTTAAGAATGTCGCCAGCGGCAGGGGCTGTCTCTCCGTCCAATTTGACTACGTTAACTCCGATGTTGTGCAATAGTGCCCTGACTTCATACTGGACTATCCGCTGGTCCCCGGCGGGAACCTGATCGGACTTGATATAGTTATATATCTTGTCCCCCTTATTGATCTCAGGTGCAAACGGGAAGTACACGTTGAACGGATTATTGCCAACTGGTTCCCAATGCGCCTGGTACGTAAGGAGTCCAAGATATATAAAGTCAAGCAGGTCGTCAACCGAAGCATACCGGTGAGCACGTGCGCGAGGAGCCTGATCTGACTGCTCCTCCACTGCCCATGCAGGCCTGTAGTATGGGTTGGTGATGAACGCAACGTTGTCTACCGTATTGCGCCTGCCCAACTTCATGGGCTTAAACCCGGGTATCCTGACGAGTTCAGGCATATCTTATTCGTCCATAATCGAGACGTCGCTCGAAGCCACGTTGTTTACCATGGCACGAACAGAGCGAAGCCGACTGAGCAGACCCTGGGCGTCGACCATGCATTTGCCTGACACGTAGTCGCAAATATCACGGCGGAGTTTGTCGGTATGGTCGAACAGAAACACGATCTTGTGCTTCTGGGTGCGACCACCGACCTTCCTTGGGTCGATCGACTTCTTCTCGATATCAAAGAGCTTATGTCCGACTTCCATGAGCACAACAGCCTGATTCAGGTCTGATGTCGTATAGATGTCGGTGTTAGGGTGCCTCTGCTTCGATACATTCTTTACATCTTCATTATTCATTTTAATATTCCTAAGACCACAGGTCTGTTATTCTCGGCAGTCTCAACTGCCGTTGCAATTCTGTGTTCTCTCTGTTAGGACAGTAGGATGATCTCTTCCATGTACGTGTCCTGAAGTCCTGCTGGGTTGTGGATGCGTTAATGCCCTTGATTGCCACCCGTGTTCTGATAGGATTGCAATAAGCATCCTTCAAAGATTTGATTATAGCCTTGAGGCCGTCATTTACAACAGTTTGTTTAGGCGTAGCAGCATCTCCTGCCTGTCCGCTGAAGCTGATGCTGAAGTCGCCAAGGCGTTTACTGACACCTGTCTGTGCCACAGTGGTTGTCTGTGACATATCGAATATGTCGACAACGGTTTTGGCTATTGCATAGTCGAGTGCAGAGAATGGCGGATTGCAGAGCTCAAAACCACGACAGGCTATTGTCCACGACCTGATAGAGTTCGTGAGTATATAGCGGTTGATAACTTCGTCTGTAGCAAGAATGCCAAGCTCTGTCAATTGGAGCCGTACCTCTTCTACGCTGGCATAGAGTGGGAAGAATGTCGTGCTGAAGTCAACATCCGTGGCTGTCTTCAAGAATACCTTGTTGCCTGAATCGCCCGGCTCTGACTTGAGCGTACGTTTAATATCAATGTCTACTTCTGAATTCAGTCTAATTGGGTCGTCATCGAATGCAATGAATACAAATTCGTTGGATACGGTCAAGGTATAATCCGGCTTGGTGTAGGCTTCTCTGGTACCTATGCAGAACAGATCGTTTGAAGTTGATTCCGCGCGGTCAACGATATCTGTCTCTGATGTGCCTGCGAATTTGAGGCCGGCTACTGGGTGCTGGCGTATGACAATGGCGTCTGCAACAGTATCCTCATCGACATCCCTGCTGAATTCCAAGGTGATGCCGCTGCTATTAATGTCAGATGGGCTTATATCAGATGCGCCATTAAGAGGATATGAGTCAACGAGATAAAGATCATTCTCATACGCTGTGGTAAGGTCATTAGATGCGTCTTCAACAACCTGGGTGCTGTCTGATACCCCGTCACCATCCACGTCAACGGCTGGGGCCGATGGACCTCCATCACTGGATGATGATGTGCTTGTGGAGCCTGTTGTACTTCCAGATCCACTGGTGATGGTTTCTTCCTGGCCGATAGTAGGCGACACAGAAGCAGATATAGCCTCACCAGTCTGGAATGATATAGTCTGGGTGTCCGTCAGGGCCTCGGCATCTGCAGCAATTATATGACCGCCAGGAGAATCAGCGCTCTCACCAATCAGATCAACACGGTAGGACGTGTATTCGTCCATGACCATAGACGGCAGCACGCGGATTGTGTTACCCGACAGCGTAACCTCTACGGTTTGAACTTCATTGGTATCGAGATTGGTAAGAAGAACAGTGCCGCGGTTGACCGTCGTCATGTCCAGGTTCTTGCTGAAGGACACGTAGATGGTTATATTCGGACTAACGTCCGTTGCGGCATCAACAGGGGTTGTCTGTATGATTGATAGCATTAAAGTAGATCCATTGCTTTCTTCTTGCGTTTAGGAGAATCTATGTATGGATCTGGCTCGAACTCTTCGGGCATAGAAGTAGATGTGTATAGCTCCTTCTTGCCGTCTTTGATGACAAATGCCTTGCCATCCTCCAAGACAATGTCGTCCTCTTCAGCCATATCCTCTACTTTGGCGGCGTCGCCCTTGAGTCTCCCCTCCATTATGCGAATATATCGGTCACGTTTGAGTGTTGCCTTCTCGTTGTCGAGAAGAGCCTGCACCTCATCGTCCGAAAGCTGAAGAACGGCATCGATGAAGTTCTTCGCGGGCAGATTCAGCAGATTTAGCCCGGTTGGTACGCCTTGTTCGTCATTCATGCTATTCATCCTCATATTCATATTGGTGTAATAACAAAAGCCCGCCCACCATCAAGGCAGGCGGGCTTTGTTGGTATTCCAGGGACCCTGTGGGTTTAGTACAGGGCTGTCGTGCCAGGATCGGTGAGCTCACCAGAACCGGACTGCCACGTGAGCAGGTTGTCGAGGTCATAGTGCTTCGTGACCTTAACATTCTTGGCTACGCGGACTGCCTGACCTTGGTTGAGAATCGCGATCGCGTACCGTTCCCGGAACTTGATCTTCATGATGTCGACGCTCGGATCATTCCAACGATCGGACTGAACCGGCTCATCAACAATCATGAGACCCAGTTGGCTACGGTCGCACATAATGATATCGGTGGTGTTGTCCGTGGTGTTATACGGAATCACCGGGGATACCACGATGTTAAAAGGCACATTCACGATTCCGGGAACATTCGTGAAGGTCGTGGCGATGTTCTGACCAAGACCAACGGACTGGCCAACGTTGCCGCGGCCGAACGAATTGTTCTCGAACGCTCCAGCATAGCCCCTGTTCCCCGAGTAATTCGTGAAGAACGTTCCGCCATTGCCGTTGATGAAGAGATGCCGCATCACCGGGTCTCTGGCGAAGATGAGCCATGCCAGCGGGTTCATGATCAACGTGTTGGGTACGAAACCCGCGTTGATCAGCTGACCGTACATCGTGAGGAGGTCATCGAGCGTGAAGGCGCCATTGGGGGCACCGCCACTATCACGACCACTGGTGTTGGCATAGGCATTCGACTTGTTGTCGAAGGACGTGGTGCCAAGACCAAGGATGTGATTCGCGACCTTGGTTTCTTTGTGGCGGGCGAGCGCCCGGCCAGCCGCACGGACATGCAGACCCATGATGTCGAACTGGGAGTAGCGGACGATTTCTTCGGTGAGGCGGACTGCAATACCGACCTTACCGATCTTCGCCACGACGCTACCTGCAAAGTCGAGCGTGGCTTCCGGGTATTCATCCCCTTCAGCCATATCCAGATTTAAGCCACCCATCGCACCGACGGCCGGGAAGACTACCTGCTGACCGTTCTTGTACGAAACCTTCTGAAGCAACCCGGTCATGACCTGGTTGAATTCAATAGGTTCACGGATGACTTTGTTGATCACTCTCTGGACAAGGAAAGGAATCTGATCCGCAGACGTCGCGGTATCCTTCATCATCTGCTGACGAAGTTCAAAATCCTTCTCAATCATGTCCTGAATAGTGATACGGGTTCCGGGATCTTCGGGCAGGTAGCCGTCATTATCCCAGACTTGCTTCCACCGCTGGGCGCGCTTCTCGATCGCCATAGCGGAGTTGTCCTTCGGAAGGCCATCGTCGTCATCTTTGATCTTCCGAAGGGCATTCGCCACGAACTCCTGCGGGTCGTCGAGGAGCTCTTGCAATGCTGATACTTGTGCTTCTGGCATTGTTTACTCCCTTCGGTTAGACGTTAAAGTTGATGATGGCTTTGTAAGTGGCAGAAACTCCGCCGCCACGTACATTGCCGGAATCGGCGATGGCCGAACTGAGGTGGTTCGAGATACCGTTTGTCTCTGCACCTGTCACGCCGAAGCCAGGAACGGTTTCGACTTTATCCAGGTTATCGATAACGGAAATCGCGTCCACACGCATGACCTTACCAACCACATTTGTGAGCAGCTTGTACAGCGTAGCTGCATCGATTGCAGTGAAGTCACCGGCCTTCAACGGCATCCAGTGGCCTGGATTGGCGTTGTCGGGAACGATGAGATCACCTGGGGTCGCATCCATCTGGTTGGTTGTACGAATCGGGTACTCCACCATATAGTCACAGACGATGCCCTTCTGATTCGTCTGGACCTGGTAGTTGAGGCTGCTCGGCTGACCATTCAATTCTTGGTTCTGCACCATATCGAAGGCTGCATAACCAATGCAATAATTGGCAACCAGGCTGAAGCTTGCAGGTGTCGGGCCAGCTGCAACAGCATCACCGAGACCTTCAGATTCAGCAGCATCATACTTGGGAGTGCCGTACGTAGCATCGGTCGCGGAGTAGCTGATGGTGGCTGCTGCCCCGCAGTTAGCGGGAACGATGTTATTCCACGCATCAAGGGCGATGAGCCGCCCAGCGGGAATAACAACAGGATCACCTTCAACTCCAAAAGTATCCACGATCGGCAGATACGGAGCAGGTTTAAGACTCAGAGCGGGACGGAATCCCTCACTGATCTCCTGCATCTGCTTCCTGCGGAGGCTTAGACCCCTGGCAATTTTGATAGTCATGGTCTAATATCTCCTGTTTGAGTTTGGATTAATGCAATCCAGGAACACGCCTGTTACAGTAGGTCGCGTCCAGTCTTGTTGCCGGTCTTGCCCTTGTCGCCGTCGCCATCTCCTTCGCCGTCTTTAGACGGAGGCGGGGTGGTGTCTTGCGACGTAGGATCGTCGACTTGCCCGGCATGATCCGTAATAGAACCCTTCTGAATATCAGCAATCTTGCTGCTGAACTTCGGGGCTCTATCCGTGATCGCATCGCGGAGAGAATCGACCGACCGCACTTTGAGCTTGTCTACCAGCTCTTTGACCTTCGCTTCGTCTTCCGGGATGTCTCCATCCAGAACACGCCGCATGGCCACGAACTGGGACACAAGTGCGTCAGTGAGCTCCCCGTGAACCTTCTCACGGGCGTCCTGAGACTCTTGGAGCTGTTTCTCCAGGTCGGCGATCTTTGAATCGCGTTCCTGAACAGTCTTGCTCAGAGTCTCAATCTTCTCTGTGAGAACGTCGACGGTGGTTTTGTTACCCTGATCTGTGTTCTGATCTTTGGGTTCAGGCATAACAGTACCTCCATCATTATGATCCTGGTCATCTTTGCCACCGGAACATCCAAGTGACTTGGCCTTGCGATTAACGCACGCGCGGACGGATGCCTTTTGACTTGCTGTCAGGTTTTTGGTCTTACCGGGATCTCCGAGGAACGATCTGGCGACTCGTACGTGTTCGCAGTCCGGTACCGGCCAACTCCTGTTCGGTCCACAAAAAGTCGACGAGGACATCTTCTTACGCTGTCCCGTTGTCAGCTTCTTGTCATCGAAATCAGCAATCTCTACGGCTTCCTCCTCGCTCAGGTCGATGAGGCCTGAATCATAAAGGTTTTTGAGAATGTGTAGCCTTGCAAACTCTTCATCGCTGTAGAGCTCGGGCGTACCATCCCCAGTGTCAACGTTATCACCACATGTGAGGTCATCGTCATCGTCTTGTGCAGCTGGCATGCTGAAGACAGAGATGTTCCTCACCCTCTTGTCGACGAGATCGTCGACCAACAGCTCCTGGTCCACATAGCCATCAAACAGAACGAGCGAGCTAAGTGCGTTCCGTTCCGGCGCGTCTCCCAGGTACATCATATTCATAATTGTTTTGAGATCTGATTCATCTATACTTGAGTCCTCACCGATGAGCTTCGCCTTCTCTACCATGGCAAAACCCTGGGCGGGCATATTCACGAATGATACTTCTTTGTTGTTGATGCGACCGGTGATGAGGTACATCGGGTACTCTTTCTTGGTCTTCTTACCGGTCCAAAAGGCAGACTTCTCATCAATCTTATATAGCTTACCCGGGCGATGGTCGCATGGAGCAAAGAACATTCCGGCTGAGGCCCAGTCTTCACCACAGATACTGCAGGTGGCTGAGTCGGTGCCAAAACCTACTGACACGGTACTGTAGCGTCCATCAAGAATTTTGTCTATTGAGTCTGGGTCTGTTACAACTGTTTTGAGGAGGGTTCTTCCTGAGCCTTGGCTACCAATACGTGCTGTCAAGTGGTCCGTCTCCCAATCAGATCGGGGTACAAGTGCCTCGAACCTGGCGCCGCGGACACGCCCAATGGCGTCACCAGTCGAATTGTGATGGGTCAATACCGGCTTCTCGTACGGCTGGGTCCACGTAGGTATACTGTCTCTCATGTGCTGTGCACGGTACACCCGGTGATTCACAATTGATCCAGACCGCGTGGCATCGAGTGTCGCGCTGAGCTGAACCTTGGCCTGTTCCTTGCTGACACCCTGAGCCTTCAGGGTCGTCTTCCGCGAGTCCATGAATTGATGGAACTTATTTTCGTCCACCGCATCAGGAAGGATCTTTAGGTGATCCAGAAGCGGAAGTTCCTTCGGTTCGGTCTGTTCCGGCATCGTCTGGCTCCCTCAAATTCAGTGTTTGTTCATATATATTGGGCAGATTATCTACCAGTTGGTTAAGACTGGCAGCCGCTTGATCAAATATTGGAAACAGCTCAGAATCTTCATCGTTTAATCTAATTATACACTGGTGATATATGTTTTGCAAGTGTTTTTCTTGGGCTTCTTTACGACATTTATTGATAAGATGTTGTGATACCGCCATGTTCCTGTCGGCGAATTCTTGTCGTAAATCCTTATCAATCTGTTCGTTAATGGCATTTTCTATGCGCATAAAAGAGTGGCTTATGAAGCCCTTAGCCGTTGCTACATTGATGGGAATATTTCTGTCGTTGAGGCTTGCGAATGTATACTTGAGTTCACGGATTTCGTCTTCTATGCTATTGGCTGTGTACCGGGACTTAGTTGCTTTTGTACCAGATTGGTTGGTTGGCTGCGTCCTATTCTTGGTACTATTCGATCCAGATTTGGAACTCTTCTTAGCAGAACTGCCTCCACCACTGCTGCCATTGCCTGTGGCGCTGGGCATCTTGATGCCTGGGAATGTCGTCAGATACCCGAACTTCTTTGCCAGTTCAGCGTAGCGTTGCTGCAGATAGACATCAGTACGCTCGATGAAGCGCTCTGCGGCCTGTTTGTCACTCAAAGCCGGCCTTGCCAGTTCTTCTCTCAGCTCTGATTCAGTGATGGTATTGTTATTCCACTGGTTCAGGACATGGTTCTCGTGTGCCCGCTGCTCTTCAGAATCCACTGGCGGGAAGTACCACTGGGCCATATCATCCGGACCAAATGGACGCCCGCTATCAAGATGTAGCTGGAACAGAAGGGTACTTGTCAGCGCGTCTTCTACCATCTCCTGGATGTCGGACGCCCTGTCTATGAGTATTTTGTCGATTACGACGGCGGTACTCCGGTTGGCTGAACTACCGCGTCCGAGGGATATACCACTGATACCAATTCCGCTGATGACCCGGTTCTCGAAATGCTCGAGGTAGGGCTTAAGGTCCAGCGCTGCGCCCTCTGCTCCTACGGCTTCTATGGAATGTCGTTCGGATGTAACCCAGCAACCCTCCGTCGGCATATTCTCCACATCCGTAGCTACAGACTCGACTTCTGACCCGCCGCCATCGCCCTCATATATCTCTGCAGGCGCATCCGGAAGGCCAACCTTATAGTGGTAGAGAGGGAATGCATGCTTACTGGCAACGAGTTCTACGAACTCTTCCATGCGCCTGAGTGCCCTGATATCATCCAGCACGGGCACCACAAACGGAGTCGCTATGAGCAGTCCTTTGTCATTCCACTTGAGGTGAATGACGTCATCAACACTGTATTTGGCGACAGTTCTCTGGTATCCATCGGCCGATACATTCTTCCAACCGCTAAGCTTCTTACGCCTGCTTGTTGTCCGAAACATGGGCTTCATGGTGGACGGATCGGCCCTGAACATACCAACTATCGGTTTGAATGTTCTGTTGCGGAAGGTGTATGGATTCCCAGATATAGGGAA